AAGCGGCTCTTCCTTATGTCGCTCCTGCTATTCTTTCTGGCGATACAATCGCTAATGGGTACGTTGAGGTACTCGAAAACGTCCGATACAAAGCCAACCTCCGCAAATTCGGCGGCGTAGCTTTGCAGGCGGCAGGTTGCGAGTTCTCAAACGCCAACGGCTCTTTGACTTTGAGCGACGTAGTTTTGACAACTACTGCTCTCCAGGTGAACGAGCAAGTTTGCAACAAAGACCTTCGCCAAGCTTGGGAGGCCGAGCAGATGCGCGGTCAATCTTCAAACTCTCCCGCTGACTTCCAAGCGTTCGCTGCTCAGTACGTAGCTGCGAAGGTTGCTGAAGGCGTAGAGCGCAACTTGTGGCAGGGTAACTACGACTTTACCGACGGTGGAGACACGGGTACAACTTACGACTCATTCGACGGTATCTGCAACTTGATTGTTGCAGGCACACCCGGACACGAAGACGCATTGACAGGCGCGACGACTTCCGGTAATATTTTAGGTCGTTTGACTACTTTGGCTGCTGACATTCCAGATACTATCGCTGGACAGCCTGATACAAAGTTGTTCATGTCTCGCGCGATGAAGCAATTGTACTACACCGCTTTGGCTGGTGCTAGTGAATTGACCTTCCACGCTGCGGAGGCTGCTAACTTCTTCAACGGTTACGAAATCATCACTCCTAACGGAATGCCGAACGACACGTTCATCTTCTCGCAGAAGCAGAACTTGTACTTCGGTACTGACTTGTTGACGGATCACATCGAAGCCGCAGTTTTGGACTTGATGGGCGTAACTGGTGACGACGTTACCCGCATCATCATGAAGTTCTCTGCCGGTTGCCAAATCGTTGATTTGGGTTCTTTGGCCGTAGCTCGCCGCACATCCTAATTGAATCGGGGAGGGGCCTTAAATCCCTCCCCACAATTCCTCTAACTCATGGCTTGTAGTATTACAGTATCAGGGCGTTCCTTCCCCTGTAAAGACAAAATCGGAGGAATCAAGCGCGTATGGATCAAGGCATTCGACGCGGACGATTGGGGTTCAATTACTTCGGGCGTAATTGCAGCGGATGCCGCTATTACGGTTTACGGTTTTGAATTGACGAAGAACAGCGGTTCTTTCCAACAGACGGTTACGGCCTCCGTTGAGAACGGAACGGTTTTCTTCTCTCAAGTTTTGGAGTTGACTATGCCGAACTTGGGTGCAACGGATAACGAAGAGATTTACGACTTGTTGAAGAGCCGTCTTGCCGTTATCATCCAGGACAACAACGATAACTATATGTTGATGGGGCACACCACCGGAGCGGAAGCTACTGGGGGCACCGTCGGCACGGGAACCGCGAAGGGCGACTTGAACGGTTACCAAATCCAATTGACAGCAGAGGAGGCTATTCCTGCTCCGTTCGTTTCTTCTTCGGACGCGAATATCACCTTCACGGCTGGTTCCTGATTTTCATTTGTTTGGTTCACAGGTTACAGGACGGGGGAGGGCATTAGTCCTCCCTTTTCTTTTTCGATATGATTACACTTCTACCAAATAGCTCAACGGAACAGTTCTTCTACCTCACTTTACAGGAGGCAAAGAAGGACTTCGACGCGTTTACGAATTACCTCGTAGAATTTCGTAGCTTGGCAAGCGAAGAAGAGTTTTATTTCATCGCTGACGTAGTGACGGATAACGCACGTTATACCAAGATTTCAATAAATACCGACGCCAACCAACCCACGGCGGGTCACATCTTGTTGACGGAAAGCGGACAATACAGCTACAAGGTATGGGGGCAGAACTCGACTACGAACCTAGATCCCACCGACGCAAGCGTTGAGGGTTTAATTGAACGCGGGACGCTTACGGTAACCGGAGAAACCGGATACGACATTCCTTCTATATCCATCCCGGATAACGTAATTTATTACCAGTAATGGAAATTCTACAATTAGCAAAATACGAGGAGCGTTCGTATCGCGAAACTCCCAATAAAGAGGGCTTCGTCAATTACGGAGACGATAACCTCTTTCCACAATACCTCGTGGATCTTTACCATTCCTCTGCCACGCACAACGCTTTGGTTACCTCCATTGCGATGATGATTTACGGCGAAGGCTTTGACGCTAACGATTTAGAAGGCCGCCTCGCTTTCGACCAATGGAACTTGAACGACGAACTCCGCAAGGCTTGCTTGGATTTCAAGATACAAGGCGGATTCGCTCTCGAGGTAAATTGGAGCCTCGACCGAACTACAATCGCAAACGTATCTCACTTGCCCTTCGAGAACGTCCGTAGCGGCTTCGTAAACGAAGACGAAAAGGTCGAGTACTATTACTATTCTAAGGACTGGAGCGATAAGCGCGAAGAGCCGGAAGAGATTTGTTGCTTCGACGTAAACAAGAAGCTCGACCACCCTACGCAGATTATGTACGTGAAGCCGTTCTCGCCGGGGTCGTTTTATTACCCGAAGCCGGACTACATCGGTTCTATTAACTACATCGAACTCGATAAAGAGATTTCGATTTACCATATTAACAACATGCAGAACGGGATGAGTCCTTCGTTCTCTATTCACTTCAAGAACGGGATCCCACCGCAAGAAGAGCGAAACCGCATCCGTATGGACATCGAGCGCCAGTTGAGCGGGGCGGGCAACGCCGGCAAGTTCATTGTTACGTACTCCGATGATCCCGACAGAAAGCCGGACTTTGAGCCGTTCCAATTGTCGGACGCGGATAAGCAATACCAGTTCCTTTCGGAAGAGGTTACGGGTAAGATTATGATCGGCCACCGCGTTACGAACCCGATGATGTTTGGCGTATCTGTACCGGGCAAGTTGGGAGGCGGTGCAGAGTTAGAAGCCTCTGCTGTTATCTTCGATAAGAACGTAGTTGCTCCGGCTCGTAGGGTCGTCGAGAATGCCGTTAAAACGCTCCTCAATGCCGCAGGGCTTCAAAGTACGTTGGTTACCCTTTCGAATGAAGAGTGTTGTCAGCTTTCAAAGGAAGATATTAAATTAAATATTGAGGCTGCCGATTGGCTGATTGAGCAGGGAGAAGAGATGAACGAGGAGGAATGGGAACTCATCGACGAGCGAGATTTCGACGCTGAAACAGAACAAGCCCAAGATGCTTTGTGGGCATTCGCTACCGTCCCAAGCTCGAAACCCCAAGCGTCTTCCGAACTTGACAACGACATTATAAAAATTCGTTACACCTACGACGGAAACCCGAACCCCGAGCGAGAGTTCTGCGAAAAGATGATGAAGGCGAAGCGCGTATATCGCAGAGAGGATATTGTTGGTCCGAATTGGCCATCTTCGCTTGGTGGGGCTTCTGCTCGTGCTGTAAATCCTGGTTTTGGGCCAGGTGGAAGTAATACGTACGATTTGCTACTGTGGAAAGGCGGGGCGCAATGCAAGCATCGTTGGATTCGTCGCACTTACCTCCGCCGCAATAACGAGAATATTTCTGTAGCTGAAGCGCGGCGTATCATTAACCGTTTACCGTTGCAGGAACGCAAAGAGAACGAAATTCCTCGCCAAGACCCGCGTATTTCTCAGACACCAAACACAATGCCGAACAAAGGCTATATCAATCCTCGATAAATGGCACTAACAGCAGAAGTCCTTTTCGTGAATCCGGACTACATCAAGCGGATCACCAATATAAACGGAAGCCTCGAAGACGCGTACCTCGTGCCTTCTATCATCCTGGCGCAGGATAAGTATATTCAACTCTATTTGGGTACAGATCTGCTCGAGAAGCTCAAAAGCGATATTTCCGGTTCTTCTTTGTCGGGCGATTACGCTACGCTCATGGATTCGTATGTTCGTAAGTCCACCCTTTGGTGGACGATGGTAGAACTTATCCCTTCGCTTTATGTAAAGATGGATAACGGCTCGCTCGTTTTAAGGGTCTCAGAAGACACGCAAGCCATAAGCCCGGATGACTTGCACCGCGAAGTGGAGAGAGCGCGTCAGAACGCCCAATTCTACTCGTATCGTCTTTACGAATACCTCTGCAATAACTCTTCCTTGTTCCCCGAGTACAGTTCAAACACGGGCGCGGATATGATTCCACAGCCTGCGGACTACTACCAGAGCGGGATGAGCATAAGCGGGCAGAGCCGATACCCACGGCTCGTTGATTTAAAAGCGTTCTTTGGATGAGAAAAAGCCGAAAGGAAAACATAACCCTATTAAAGAAGTTTCTCGATGACATCGACCGAAATAGTTCTAATGTTACTCCCAAGCGCGATCGCAATAGTAGCGGTATGGGTAAACCTAAACCGCGAGATTGAAAAGCTGAAGGGGCGAATTATCCGCGTGGAGTCCGACAAGGATGAATTGAAAGATATGATGAAGGAGGTAGTTAAGGCCGTCCATAAAATCGAATTGATGCTCGCGGAGAAATGAGGTACTTTACCCTTTCCGAGTTCGATTCTCCCGACCAACCCGGCAGCGGGGAAATGATGGATCCCGACTTTCTTTCAATGTTGGATGAAAGTAGAGACGTAGCTGGGATTCCGTTCGTTATAACGTCGGGATTTCGCACGGTTGCTCACAATAAAAAGTTAATAAAGGAGGGTTACAACGCTTCGAGGAACTCTTCGCACCTTTTAGGTTTAGCAGCGGACATATACTGCACGGACAGCCGAAGCCGATACATTATCCTCGACGCGCTCCAGGAAGTGGGATTCACGAGGATAGGGATAAGCCCTTCGTTCCTCCACGTAGACCTCGACACGAACAAACCTCAACACCGTATTTGGGTTTATTAAATGCCACGCCCCCGCCTCACCTCTCGCCAGTTCAAAGCCCTTCAAAACCTGAAGAGTAAAGAGCGGCGGATTCTCGTAATTGGCGATCTGCATTGCCCGTTCGAGTTAGACGGTTATCTCGAGTTCTGCGTTGACACCTACGAACGCCACCTCTGTAACCAGGTCATCTTCATTGGCGACATAATCGACAACCATTATTCAAGCTACCACGAAACCGATCCCAACGGGATGGGAGGAGCGTATGAACTCGCACAAGCGATTGAACACGTAGAAGCGTGGTCGGAGGCATTCCCCGAAGCGGACGTTATCATAGGCAACCACGACCGTATTATCATGCGGAAGGCGTTTACTTCATCTGTACCGAAGGAATGGATAAAGGACTATAACGAGGTTCTTGGTACTTCGTGGAATTGGGTCGAGCGTATCGAATACGACGGGGTTCAATACGTCCATGGCGAAGGTGGCACGGCACGAACCAAAGCGAAGAACGACTTTCAATCCACCGTGCAAGGGCACATCCATACACAAGCCTACGTTGAGTGGATGGTCGGGAACAACTTTAAACTCTTTGGTATGCAGGTCGGGTGTGGTATCGACCGCAATAGCTACGCCGCTGGGTATGCGAAGCACTTTAAAAAGCAAGCGATCGGGTGCGGGGTGGTAATTGGCGGACATACCGCCTTTAACGTATTGATGGAACTATGAAGAAGAAACTCAAAGACACCAAGCTCGGAGAATGGTTCAGAAACAAAGCTCCAAAGGCTTTCGAGGCTATCGGCGAAGTCGTACCAGGAGGCGATGCACTCAAGGCCATAGGCGCACTAATTGACGCGAGTACGGAGAGCGAAGAGGAAAAAAAAAAAGCGCGGCTTATGCTTGCGGAGTTTGCCAACGCGGATCGCGCCAACGCAAGGAACCGAGAGATAGAAATAACGAAGGCATTGAACAAGCGGGATTGGATGCAGTCCTTTGTGGGTATTGCCGCAATGGTGATAGGGATTACTATGGTGATTTGGGCGAAGTCCGGCGTTGAGGATAAAGAAATATTCTTCCACATCCTCGGGTTCGCAGAAGGTACGCTCGTGGGGCAAGTCGTTAACTATTACTTTGGTTCTTCTCAGAAGTAGAGTATATTAGAGGGCTGTTACAGGTTCAGCTATTGTTTAATCGTTTGTACAGGGAGGGAGGCTCAACGGGGCTTCCCTCTTTTTTTATCCAAAATATTTTGGAGAATGGAAAGTTTTTTATAATTTAGCCCCATGCAAAACGATAAAACACCCACAACAATGCAGTTCGAAACAGGAAAAACTTACTACAGTCGCCGCGCTGTTTTGGCTGGCTTGACCGGCGGCGATTTTACAGTTGTAAAGCGCAACGAGAAAACAATTACCATAAAGATTGGTGAGAATCATATCAGCCGCCGCACAATTATGATTAGCCCCGACGGTGTTGAACTTGTAAAATACAGCGGGCGAGCCATTAGTAATAATGTATTCGCTGATAACCGATAAGAACAATGGAACAAATACTTGAATCAATACACGTAGATTTAGTTGTATGCGACTCGCTGACGCTTGAGGTTTACTTCCGCCGCAAGGCATACGATCAACCCACGCTTGAGGGGTCGGGCAAAAACACCGAGCTTAACGGCCCACGCTTCACCCCAATCACTATCGAGCGCGTCTTTCTCTGTCGAGGAGGAGCAAGTAAAATCGATATTTCAGAGATTCACGTTTCGGATTACCTCGATATTGATATGCGCAAATTGAAGAACGACATTCAAACCCGTATACTCTGATGGAACAACTACGAGAAGACGTGCAGAAATTCTACGGATGGGCGCAAAAGGAGTTCGAAGGCGAAGAGATCGACCGCCTCCTCTTTGAAGTCCAGTCCTCAATTACGAACCTTGAACGATACATTAACAATGAATTCAAACGAAAAGCAATGGGTAAGACCCGTATGCGTTAAGAGCAGCGTTCACGTGCAGCCAACGCAGAACTTCAACCAATGGCAAGAAGAACTCGCAGAAGAGCAACGCTTTCGCCGATTGATTGACAACTTTAA